AAGACCGATTTATGTGCCTCTCTAATCGGAAAACTGTTTAACGGCATACTAAGGACAGAATATAATCTCTTTTTCGCCTAAAGGCGAGAAATTTCAACTATCCCCAAAAGAGACACTAAAGTCTTAGGTAACAAATCATAATTTGACCTGTACCGCAGTTCGGATCAATAAGATTTGGTGGCGAACTGTTGGAATGTCTGTTAGAATCCTTTGGGACGCAACGACTGATGTTGCTGCCTGGGATTGTAAAATAGATGATACCGGATTTATTGATTTCTCTAGTTTTGATGGATTAAGAAATTATTCAGGTAGTGGTAAGACGGGGGATGTTCAGTTTACAACAACTGGACATACTAGTGGAGATGTTTATATCATTACTGTAGAGTGTATAAAGGATTTCTAATATGTCGAAATCAGTGAGACTTCCGCGTAAAAAGAAATCCTCACGATACCAATCTCTTTCTCGTTATAACGAGGGAGGTCTTGTTTCTTCTAAAAAGAATATGGACAGTGACCCTAGAAAAACAGTTGTTGCTACAGGGGATAAGTTTAATCGTTATAAAACAGGGATAACTTAATGGCTACATCAGGGTCGACAGACTTTAATATAAATGCTGCAGAAATTATTGAAGAGGCATTTGAACGATGTGGTTTAGAATTAAGAACTGGCTACGACGCTCGAACTGCTCGTCGTTCATTAAATTTAATGTTGGCAGATTGGGCAAATAAAGGGATAAATCTTTGGAAAATAGAAAAAATAACCCAAACTTTAGCCCAACTTTCGAGTACTTCTTCTATAGCTGAGTATCCAATTGGTACTATAACTGCTACAGTAGGGTCTTCAACAAATTTAAGTGTAGGGGAAACTATTACTGGTGGAACTAGTGGCACTACTGCTTCGGTTATAACAAAACCAACTTCTACAACTCTTACTATTACTGTTCCTTCTGGTTCGTTCACAGCTTCTGAAACTATTACTGGTTCTAGTAGCTCAGCAAGTACAACTATTTCTTCAGACCCTAGTTTAGTAGATGTTCAATCAACAATTGATGTACTGTCTGCAGTTATTCGGAGAGATAGCACAGACACTGAAATTGAAAAAATGGGTCGAGCAGAATATTTACATATTCCTAAAAAAACAGAGCAAGCTAGACCAAATAAATTTTTTATAAACAGACAAATAACGCCAACTATTACAATTTGGCCAACACCAGAAAATTCCACAGATCAAATTATCTATTATCGGTTTATTAAGATTGAAGATATTGATTCTTCAGTTAATGATGCAAATGTGCCATTTAGATTCCTACCTTGTTTGGCTTCAGGATTAGCTTACTATATTGCTATAAAGAGAAAACCACAAATGGTGCAAATGTTAAAAGCAATTTATGATGAAGAATTCATGAATGCCTCTCTTGAAGACAGGGAAAAAGTTGCATTACGTTTTGTTCCTTCAAGTTCTTATTTGAGGGTTTCGTAAATGGCATATGCTTCTGGAAAATATGCTCAATTTATTTCTGATAGAAGTGGTGTAGCTTTTCCATACAGAGAAATGCGTATTGAATGGAATGGGTCTCGAGTTGCTGCTTCAGAATTTGAAGAAAAACAACCGCAATTAGATATTGCTAAAAATATTGTAGACCCTGAAGCTCTTAAAAATGCTTCTACAGATAGAGTAGAACCTGCAGTAGAAGTTTTATTAAAACGAAATGCGTTTAAATCAGGTTCCGCAGGTTCCGCAGTGATAACTGTAACAGAGGCAGGTCATGGTAGAAGTACTGGCGATACCGTTCGTTTCAGAAATGTTATTGGTTTTGATGGCTTTTCAACAAGCACAATAGAACAGTCAGCTGGATATACAATTACTAAAGTAAATGATGATAGGTATACATTTTCTGCGGCTAGTGGTACTGCTACTACAGGAAGTGTGTCAGGAGGGGGTGGAGTAGCTTCGGCTGGCCCTGTAACGGTGAGCGCGTAATATGGCTTATACTTTTACAACATTAAAAACTGCTATTCAGGATTATACAGATAACGCTGAATCAACTTTTGTTAGTCAATTACCTAGATTTATTTTAAATTCTGAAGAAAGAATTTTAAAAGAATGTCAACTTGATGTTTTTCGTCAAAATTCTTCTGGTAATATGACTACTTCAAATAAATATTTATCAAAACCGCCGGATTTTTTGGCTCCTTATTCTTTAAGTGTAATTGTAAGTTCAGAAAATAAATTTTTATTATACAAACAAGTAACTTTTTTACAGGATTATACACCTAATCCTGCTACGACAGGAGTACCTTTATATTATGGGGATTGGAATGAGGCATCGTTTTTAATAGCCCCAACACCAGATGATAGTTATTCTGTAGAGTTACATTATTTTCACCGCCCAGCTTCAATTACTACAACAAGTGACGGAACTAGTTGGTTAGGAGATAATGCTGAGTTAGCCCTTTTATATGGAGCATTGGTAGAAGCATATACCTTTATGAAAGGGGAACCTGATTTATTAAAACAGTATAATGATAGATATATAGAGGCACTGCAAACTTTAAAGAATTTTGGAGAAGGCAAACAAACTCAAGATGAATATCGTTATGACAGGATTAGGCGTCCTGTGCAATAAGGGTTTATCAAACTTATTGTGTGAGGTATAATAGTTTATGATTAAAAGTCTTAAAGGAGCATCGGTAGCTTTAGTTGGGTTAGGAGATTCTCAGAGAGAGTATACCTCCTCAGTAGCTAATGGCGTAGAATACGACGAAGTATGGGCTATAAACTCTATGCTGGCACCTATTAAGCATGATCGAGTGTTTATGATGGATCCGCCGTCTAGGTTTTTCGATACTGATTTAGCGGGTAAACAAACGTCTGCTCTTAGAAGGGAACTTCCTAAACATCCTGGCCCGATATATACGTGTGAGCTTGATAGTAGAGTTCCAGGAGCAGTTTTATATCCTTTAGAGAAAATTATTGAAAAAACAGGACTTTGTTATTTTAATAACACGGTTCCTTATGCAATAGCTTTTGCTATATATAATGAAGTAGAAAAACTTTTCCTATACGGAATAGATTATTCCTATAAAACTAATATTCATATGGCTGAATCGGGACGTGCGTGTGCAGAATTCTGGCTTTCGGCGGCTGTTGCAAGGGGCATTTATATCGATGTGGCTTCGTGTTCGGCTCTTTTGGATACAAATGTTCCCATAGAAGAAAAATTATATGGATACCATAGATTAGAGGATCCATTAATTATGAGTATACAAAACGATACTCTTACATTAATTCAAAAATCTAATATTGAACCTCCAGAACCCTTGGATGTTCAACCTGTTTTATATGAACGAAACGATAAAGTTGTTTCAATGCAGGGAAAAGTATAGTGTTTGATGTAGGTTCATCTGTTTCAGTGGGGAGTATAGAGGTATTGACTACTGATAATAGAGGTCATTCTATAGAAGAAGTTGCTCAGATGGCAGCGGATAGGATTCTTTATGTTGCTGATGAGGCACCTTCTCCTATACGAGACCAAGCTCAAGCATTCAAAAATACATTGAAACAGACCTTGATTTATTATATGCATCAAGCGGTAGAACAAGATAGAGCAACAATTTGTGCTGAACTAAGGAAAAATGGTTATTCCGATTTAGCCGATAATTTAAGGAGTTTATAATATGGCTATATCTCAAGCAATGTGTACTGCATTTAAGAGCGAAGTTCTAAAAGCAACCCATAATTTTTCTGCTTCTGGGGGCAATAGTTTTAAAATAGCCTTGTATGCGGAAGGTGGTGGCGGGAAAAGCAGCACTACGGCTACGTTGGGTGCAGCTACTACCGCTTTTACCACTACGGGAGAAGTAGCTTCTAGCGGAACATATGTGACTGGAGGATTAGCATTAACTAATGTTGACCCTACTACTGGCGGAACTACCGGATTTACGGATTTCGCTGATAAAAGTTTTACAACAGCAACTATTACAGCTATGGGGGCTATGATTTATAATGATACAAATAGTGATAAAGCTGTTTGTGTTTTAGATTTTGGCACTAATAAAACTAGTACTGCCGGAACATTTACGATTACTTTTCCGGCTGCGGCTGCATCAACAGCCATAATTCGGATAGCATAAATTATGGCTTCCGGCTGGGGCAGGAGTACGTGGGGCTCAGGGTTATGGGGAACATCCCCTGATGTTAATGTTTCACCTACCAATGTCGCGGGTACGGGAGAAATTGGTAGCGTTAGCATAGCAACAACTGTAACGCTTGGTTGGGGTCGAGGCACATGGGGACAAGGTGCATGGGGGAGTCCATTTGATGTTGATGTTTCTGTTACCAATGTTGCGGGAACAGGCGCTGTCGGGACGGTTGCAGCATCGGGTAATATATCTTTTGCTGTCACCAATGTTGTGGGTACGGGAGCTGTTGGGACGGTTTCTGTATTGGGAGAAACACGTGTTTCACCTACTGGCGTTGCTGGAACGAGTGCTATTGGCACGGTTGCGGTTGCGGGTGCAAGTATTGTTTCACCTACCAATGTCGCGGGTACGGGGGCTATTGGGACGGTTGCGGCATCAACTGATGTTTCAGTTACGGTTACTGGGGTATCAGCTACGGGCGCAATATCAAGTGTTAATATTTGGTCAGTGATTGACACATCACAAACGCCAAATTGGTCATCTATTAGTACATCACAAACGCCAAATTGGTCAGAAATAGCGGCATAGGAATAAAATTATGGCTTCTTCATACTCAACAAGTCTTGGAATTGAAAAAATGGCTACCGGAGATCAATCCGGAGCATGGGGTACGACAACAAATCATAACTGGGATATTTTAGATCGTATTTCAGCTTATACCTCTGTTGCCATAACGACAAATGCAGATACGGCTACTCTTACTGTTCGAGAAGCCTCCCCTGGATCAGGAACTGAAAATCTTCAGGATGGAATGTACCGTGTGGTTAAATTCACAGGGGCTTTGGATTCAAATTGTACGATAACAATTGCCCCGAATACAGCAAAAGTATTTTTTATAATTATTAATGGTACTACAGATTCTGGTTCAAGCGGCCCATATTCTTTGGTTTTGTCGCAGGGGTCTGGTGCAAATATAACCGTAGCAAATGGAAAATCAGCGGTTGTTTATTGTGATGGTGCCGGAGGGGGAGCAGCGGTTGTTGATGCAATATCTAATTTAGCTGTTGCTACGGTTACTACTTCTGGAACCGTGACAACTGGTGGCGCTGTTGCTGTTACTGGAAATGTAACGGCAACTGGAACTGTTGAACCAGCTGGAGATACATCAGCGGGTGATGATGCTGCGATAGGTTATACCGCTGCATTAGGCCTCATTTTAACAGGGCAAGGCTCAACTAATGATGTAACTATTGTTAACGATGCCGATGCAACAGTTTTGTCTGTCGCAACTGGCGGAACTAATGTCGATATCGTAGGAGACGTAACAGCCGCCACGGTAACTGCTGACGGAGATACCTCTGCTGGCGATAATGCTACGATGGGGTACACCGCTGCCGAGGGACTTATACTCACAGGCCAAGGTTCAACCAACGATATAACGATTAAGAATGACGCGGACGCGGATGTCTTAACTGTCCCTACAGGAACGACAACTGTATCGGTAGCGGCTAAATTAAGTCTCGCAGATGCAAGTACCATTGATATGTCAACCCCGTTGCTTGCAGGAACAGATCATACTTTTACAGGTATAACGGCACAAATGTTAGCTGGTGGAACAATATCGGCCTTTGATTTAGTCTGTGTTCATACGACTACACAAGAAGTAGTTGAAGCAGATGCAAGTGCCTACGCTACCGCTAGAGTTATAGGGATTGCACCTGCCGCAATCAGCGATACAGCGACGGGAACAGTCTTGTTACATGGATTTATTCGTGATGATACTTGGACATGGACTCCTGGATCTACTCTTTACCTATCAGAGACAGCAGGGGCGATGACCCACACAGCACCAAGTACAGACGGCGCGTTTGTTTTAGTTGTTGGTGTGGCACTTTCGCCTGACGTTGTTTACATTAATCCGTCAATGGATGTAATCGAGCGTGCGTAATGGCAAATCAAATTGAAAAACTAAACACCATT